GCTGGAATGAAGTGGGAGTTAAATGAACGCGGAAAGCTTATAAAAGAATCAGTTCATTACGAGTGTCAAAACTGCCGCAGCAAGATACTTGAAACAAGTAAGTACGAACTGAACTTATCAGGTAAATGGGTAGCAACTGCTGAACCTGAAATAGAATTTTATGTTAGCTATTTACTGAACGGCTTGACAATTCCGCCCGGATTTATTACTTGGGTTGATTTAGTGCGCGAATTTTTAGAAGCTTGCCCGCCTGGAGGTAAAGTTGATACAAACAAGCTTAAGACGTTTTTAAATATTCGTATGGGTCAAACCTGGGAAGAGTTAGGTGAAAGCCCAAAAGTTCATCAGTTAATGCAGAACACGCGCGAATACAAGCCTGGAATTGTACCTGATGTTACTTGCGAAAGAGATGGAAACAAGTCTATTGTGATTCTGACATTGTCTTGCGATTTAAACGGTATAATGGAGCAAGGAAATGAGGATGTGAGAATAGATTGGGAGCTACTCGCTCATGCTGCTACGGGAGTGACATACAGTGTCGACCAAGGAAGTATCGGAAGCTTTAAAAGGAAGCGTGACAAAAGTAAAATTGAGCGAGAAAGAGATGGCGACAGAAAGCGATGGACGTATATGCACAAAGCGCCAAACAGTGTATGGCCCGAGTTTTTAAAGTTAATAGAAAAGAACTGGGTATGCGAAAGCGGAAACGAAATGAATGCTGTGCTAACTGTAATTGATACCGGTTTCTTTACTAGACTAGCGAAAGACTTTATAGAAAGCTTCTCTAAGCGCACGGAATTAGTAATAGGTATAAAAGGAAGCACGGAGCTAGATTTCCGCCGTACAAACAAGGACACGCCGCGAGTAAGGCGAAGTCGCGAGCAGCACAATATATATATATTAGAAGTGAATCAAATTAAGGATGAGTTAAGTAGTTATATGAAGCTGCGCCTTGGTAATGATGATTTCCAGCCGGACGGGTTTATGAATTACCCGCAGCAAGAAGGAGGAAAATATAGTATGAAAAATTACTTTATACACTATGAAGGAGAAAAGCGAAGTGAAGTTTTAAAAGACGGTAATGTAGTTGGTTTTAAATGGGACAAGAAAACAAGCGACTCGCAGAATCACTTTTGGGATGTACGGATTTATGGCTTAGCCGCTAAGGAAATATATATTGATATGTTAAAGCGCAGCGACCCTAAATTAAAAGAATTAACTTGGGCTGAATTTGCGCTTATGATGAGTAATTAAATTTTTTGTATATTTGCTTTTGTTTAAAGTTTGGTTAAAAGCTGCTGAGATTGGTTTACTTAGCAGCTTTTTTAAATTATTTTTCTAGGATAGTATTTTTTAAATTAACCCAAGCTAAACTCGCACCTCTTAAATTAGCACCTTCTAAATCTGCACCACTTAAATCCGCATCTATTAAATACGCAAGTCGTAAATTCGCACCTTGTAAATTAGCACCTCTTAAATTAGCACAATCTAAATCCGCACAATTTAAATTCGCACCTTCTAAATTCGCATCTCTTAAATTCGCACTTTCCAAATTCGCATCCTTTAAATCCGCAAATCTTAAATCCGCACGATGTAAATAAGCACCTTTTGAAACTGCTGCTTCTAATGTTTTTTTGATGGTATTATTTTCAACTATATGAGTGAAAAGAATTTTTCCTCTTGTGTTTTTTATCTCGATTTTCATGATGTCTGTTTTTGAGTGAGTGATTTTAGTAATTTCATAATGCTTGTTATTATCTACACTGCGAATATACGTACCATTGTTAGTTCTGCAATAACTTTTACAGTCTTTAACATAACCTTAACATTTGACTGGTAATGTTAAAAATCATACATATATAGTAGTAATAATTATTCTTCCTATAAAATAGGAATTTTTATCAAATTTTCTTTACATTTGTTTTTAGAAAAAAAACATTGATGGCATATCAGGAAAGTACCATTTCTATATATATCGGCAGTAAAACAGGCGCTCTCGCTAAGATTAACGCTATGCAAGAGCTGATTGACGCTATGGAATTAAATCTAGTGGATGTCGCTGCGGGCGTAGGCAGTACAGTGAACGAGTACTGGATGGACGATGGGCAAATGAAAGTTAAGACAGCTTATAGAGGTGTCGACGAAATAACTAAAGGGATTATGGCGTTAGAGAAACTTAAACAGAAATATATTAACAATTACAACGGGCGAAGCTTTGTATTAAGGGACGTCCGAGGAATAAATCGTTAACTATGGCTTGGTGGAATATAAATAAAAAAATTGAAACTGAAAGCGAAATTAATCCGCTAGAAGCTCAGAACTCTACATATTATAGAGGAAATTGGCAGCCTATAATAACAGAACAATTTGACGGAGAAAAGACACCGGGCGAAATGGGTGTTATTAGAAACTTACTTCCAAACCATGACCATTTGCGAGCAAGAGCTTTTGAAGCACATTTAAAAAGCGATTTAGTTAAAATTATAACAGGTAAATTTTTTAAATATGTCATCGGAAGCGGTTTAAAGCTTCAAGCAGAGCCTCAAGCTGCTGTACTGGAAAGCGAAGGTATTGGAAAAGAAGGTTTAGCTAAGTTTAGAAAGATAGTTGAAGCGAGATTCGCGGTATATGGTGACAGTACTCGAAGCACGCACAGCGGAATGGGAGATTTGCATGACAGGGCGATTGATGCTTTTTCCACTGCTTTTTTAGGCGGTGATTGTTTATGTATCCAGCGAATAGACGAATCAGGAAACCTTACAATGGAGGTAATTGATGGGCAGCACGTTAAAACACCGCTACTAGAAGCAGCGATGATGACAGCAGTTAAAGGACGCGGGAATACTATAAAAAACGGCATAGAAACAGACTCTCGCGGGCAGCACGTTTCTTTCTATGTACTAACCGACCACGCGGACTATGTGCTAGGTAAATTTAAAAGGATTGAAGCAAAAGGCAGCAAGACTGGGCGATTGTTAGCTTGGATGGTGTATGGAGATAAGCACAGAATAGACCACGTCAGAGGTATTCCAAACATTACTCAAATACTTGAAAAAGTAGAAAAACTTGACAGATATACAGAAGCTGCTGTCGGAAGTGCTGAAGAACGCGCTAAAATAGTGCTCGCAATTGAGCACAATAAAGACAGTGACGGAGAAAATCCTATGATTGGCAAAGCTAGGCAAGCGGCAGGAATGGGAAATAACGCTGCATCCGAAACGGCAGGGTACGAACTAGGTCAAAAGACAGCCGCTACAATTGCAGCAACTACGCAAAAACAGACATTTAATATGCCTGTTGGTTCTCAGCTTAGAGCATTGGCTAGCACTTCGGAATTTCAATATGATAGTTTTTCAAAAGCTGTTTTTAGATATTTATGCGCAGCAGTAGACATTCCGCCGGAAGTTGCTATGCAAGTTTACGAGCAAAATTATAGTTCCTCTAGAGCTGCTATAAATAGCTGGGATTATATTGTTAAAATATACAGAAAGAGGTTTGTTAAAACATTTTATCAGCCATTTTACAAGCAATGGCTGGAATTAGAAGTTATTAAAAATAAAATTAGTGCTCCGGGTTTTATAAAAGCATTGCAGCAAGACAATTTCATGGTAGTTGAAGCTTATTGTACTTCGCGATTTGTTGGCGTTAATATGCCGCACATTGACCCGCTTAAAGAAGTTAACGCGATTAGAAAAATGCTAGGAAACGACGATGACCCGCTTATAAGTCACGAACAAGCTTCTGAAATGCTAGGTGTCGGAGATTGGGTTAAAAACGTTGAGAAATGGGACGAGGAAGAGGAAATAGTACCAATAAGGGAAGAACCTATACCTGCCGTTGCAGCGCAGCCAGCAATCGTTCAAGCACCAACAACAACAAAAAAGAAAGAAAATGAGTCTGATTAACGAAAATAAGGTACCCGAATGGAGTGCTGCTAAAAGATACCGCGTGAACCAAGTTGTTCAGCAAGGTGGTTTGTTTTGGAGAAACAGCACAGGAAAAAACACGAATCCGGGCTTAGCTGACGGAAATTGGGACAGTACTGGAAGCGGTACTGGGGGCGGTGGAGCGGCGCTTGAAACATATAGCGAAAGCGGTACGCAAGGCACAGGCGATATAATTACTGTAATAGGTGATTTTCTCGGCAAGCATATAAAGATAGATGAAGCTACCGGCACTATCACGAGCAGTATGACAGCAGCTGAATTGGTATTAACTCCTGAAATGAAGTCGATAGCAAACAAAGAATATCTTTTAGAAATTGCAGCGGAAGGATATGAAGAAGAAGGCTCCATTGGAACTGGTGATTTGGTTATTACAATAGGTAATCCTGCATCCGGTAAATTCATAAAATACGACCAAGCACTTGAAACAATAGTAAGCAATATGACACCCGCTGAAATTGATGCAGCAGATTCAAAAACGTTAGCGACTAAAGAATGGGTTTTAACCAATGCAATTTTAGTTGATACGGCTGCTGTAAATAGGGATATATTAAAATGGGATGGTGTTGAAAATAAATACATACCAAGAGAAGATGTAGCTGCTTTAGGTTTCTACGAATTAGATTATAAGTTAGGAGCAGTAAACGTAACACCTTTGACAGGCGAAATTTCGTACAATAACGCGACTCCTTCGCTTGTAACAGAGATTAAGGTGTTTGGAGTTAACTTAGCTGGGCAAAGTGCCTTACAACTGCTTAGTCAAATCTTAAAAGGCGATTGGTTTAATCCTCATTCGTGGACCACAGATGCTAACTCTGATAGATATAAAGTAATAGGCAAACCAACGTACGACGGAACGATATGGACTATACCAGTAGAATTTCTTAGCGTAGACGGAGCGCCTTTAGTAGTAGGCGAAAGACTTGGCGTTTTATGGAGGTCGAATAGTACTATTTTAGCACTTGAAAACGTAGTTAACATAAACAAATTAGAAGACTGGCCGTTAGCTGTCGCAGGTGTTATAGAATTAGGGATTGGAGATGGTGTTTCAATTACTTATATAGTCGCTCCAAATTTAATAGATATGAGCTCTTCTAGATTTACAATAACGGATAGTGATGTTGTAATTAGAGGAGCTCACAGAACAGGTTCAGTGGTTAAAACTAACAACAACACCACGATGTTTACATCAGTGAACAGTAATTTTTTCACGGAGTATATTACATTTGACTGCCCGAACGCAAAATGGCTAGATTGGACTAATCCGGAAGCAGACTTTTTGAGCGCAGCCAACCAAAATACCATTATAAAAGATTGCACTACTGTCGCAACTATTGACGCGGCGTTTACAACTTCATTAAGAACGCTTACTGTTATAAATGCAAGCGTCAGCGGTATTCTTTGGAGTGGAGCAAATAGCCAAATAAATATTTCTCAGATGCTTTCTTATAGCTGGGTTGGTAAGTTATTAGATTTAGGTACTGCGACTTTTGATATTGTCAACATATTGGTTGGCAGTAGATTTATAGGCCCGGTAGGAACAACTATATTAAGCGGCTTATCAAATAGCGGAAACATCAATACAGGAGGGCGCGGAGTTATAAAAGACAATTTATTTAACGGCGATGGGCTTTCTTTAGCCGGTATTAATACTAATGACTTAAGATGGAGTTTTCAAGGAAATTCATTCGTCGACAACACTACGAAAAACACTGAAGTCACAGGTGACGCGTACTTATCAGCACAAGAAACAGCTATAATTTCAGTCATTGGAACCTATGTAGCTGTAAGCGGAACTAATTGGGTGACTGACATCGCTAGAAGGTTCACTGTCTCAGCGGCAGGTTTGGTAACTTATATAGGATTAGAGACTGTTGATGTGGTTGCTCGATGCGTCGCTACGGTTTCAAAAGTAGGAGGCGGGT